ACGATAAAAACTATCATACTCCCAAATTGGTATCCTCACGTCATTGCTGTCAACGAATGCATGTGTAGCACCAAAGGTCATTGCGTTATTAACATTGGCTGGGTCACTGTGATGATAGTACCTAACGTCACCGTGTAAAAATTTCTTTACTTCATCAAAACAACGATCAAGGTCATTGCGATTGTGCAAACTTACACCTATCCAATTTTTGATCCCAAGCTTGTTGGGGTTGACTGGGTTGACCAATCGATTGTACAACCCTTTGACGCTGTTTAAGCGGGTGCCATTGGTCAGAATCTGTGTTGAAACATTCCACAGTCGATTGATACCATCAATCCAATCTAGAATTGTTGGATTCAACAAAGGCTCGCCGCCAAGGATAGTAACTCGTTGTAGCTTTATGTGCTGAGCCCATTTTTCGTAGATACTTTGATAGTCGCTCCACTTTTGGTATCCTTTGAACTCGTGATTGTTGAAACGATTGCAATTGAAACAATTCAAGTTACAGACATTTGTGATGTAAAATTCAACATTGTGTACAAGGCGACGAGGATCGTCTGGATTCTCGTCAATGAGCAGCATGGTCATGCAGGTATTTACCAGCTTTTGAGAATGATCAAATTCTCTGTACCGCGGCCGTTGAACGGTGTTTCTGTGGTGGTCAAGTCCTTGTAGATCTTTCTGGCAGCTGGTTTGCCTGCGGCATTCATGGCTTTGAGCACGTCTGCTGGCTTACGCAGAGTTTTTTGCTGACTTTCTACTGTGCTAAATCCAATAATAGCATTGCTCTTTACAGTAAATGCTTGCGCATGGCTGTCAGCAACAATATGGATCAGCTTGCGTTTTTTGGTATCGTACAACCAGGCCTCAGACTTGTCCACAAGACTTGCAGCCGGCAATCCTTTGAGCTTGAGCTCTGCAAACTCTGTGATATGTTTGAACTTTGCGGCACGTTTTTCTGGACTCACTGCTTTGACTGCTCTTGGCTTGCGCTCGACCTTTTTGATCTGCACATAGGCGCCGCAGTCAGAAATCACAAGCTCGCAGAACTTTACACAGTTCCGTAACTGCACCTTGCTCAGGTAGTTATAGCCTTGAACCAAGTCTGCATCTTTGCCTGTTACTGCCTCATCAAACTCTGTGAGTTTACGGGTCCAAATTTGACGGATGTCGTTTACCATTTGTGGTGCAATGTTCATTGAACGCATCAGCGCCACGGGTTTGTAATCAGCACTGAGTTTGGCACCTGACGCAACAAAGTCATCAAACAAGCCATCTAACTCGCCAGCACACTCAGACACTTTTTCACGCAGTCGGTCCTGGATAGTGATTTTTGGTACTGTGTCCTCAACTACCACTTCCTCTAAGACTTCATCTTGTTTGGATTCCAATATCTCTGCTAGCAAGTTATCCAATTTGATCTGCTCCGAATCCGTGAGTTCTAGTCCCACCATGCTCATGCGGCACAGCCAGCCTGTGGTCAATCGGATAGAGCTGTCTGGAATGCGTTTGAGTGTACGAACGTCTGCTTTGCGACCATGCAATTCTAAATAGTTTACAATCATCTCGCGAGCATCTTTTTTGCCGTAGAAATAGTTGTACCACGAGAAAGCATGACTAAAGGCACTGATGCGATTGTCGGTGGGTTGTGTTTTCCAAGTGGGTTCCATGCCCATGGCATTGGTATCAGCACTACGAGGGTTCAATGGCTTGACGGGTTTGGTTGCAATCATAATTGTTCCTTACTTAGTCTTGGGCAAGTGTTTTACAGCGTCAAAAAGTTTGGCGGCACGTTTAACATCAAAATTCTTGTGCTTGTACATCCAGGCTTTTTTGCGCTCTGCCACTTCCAGTGCCTCTGCCAGGCGCCATTTAGTGTCAAAGTCTGCAGACATTATTATACGGCTCATGTCCACAATGTCCAATGCATACTCCACCCATTTTTCCGTAGCTTTTACTTTGTCATAGGACTGTATAAAGCCCTTGCCTTTTGGACCTGTGTATTTTGCAACAAAGTTAGCGGCTTTCATAACATACTCCTAGAGTGGTTAAGCATGTATTATAGCAAAGATTGATTTTGATGTCAATCTTTGCTGGTGTTGTTTTTAGAACACAGTACCGCGAAACTGCTCGTAATCGTAGAATGCTACTAAAGTACTATCTCGGAAGTAAACTGTGATACCGCCCAGATCCTCGCGAGCGTCCCACTTTGTCTGCTCCAAAATAACATTGGTTGCACGTACCTCTAGCTCGTCTGTTAAGTCCTCGCAACTTTGAAGAGCTTCTGCCTCATAATCTAAAGTGTATACTTCAGTACTATTAATTTGTGCGCTTTGTACATCTGTTAGCATTGTGGCTCCTTGTGTAGTTAAGTGCTAATTATAGCAGTTTGGGAATATCCAGTCAACCAAAATACTATAAATAACAACATGCCACGCCTAAGCCTATACCGTCCCAATCGAACCCGAGATTACCAGTTTTTGGATCGCACTATCTCCGAAATGTACACTGTTGGCGGGGCAGATATGTATGTTCACAAATATCTAGGACCACAAACTGGCGGTGAGGATTCGGCATTTTCGGGCAACGCAGACGCCACCCAGCCAGTGTACGACGAACTGAATCCACTGAACATACAGGACTTGCTGTTGCTGGAAAACCGGGATCGTGTGTACGCTCCTGACATCTATGTCATGCGAGGAGTATACAATCAACAAGATGTGGACTTTGACCTAACACAGTTTGGCTTGTTTTTGAACAATGATACCCTGTTTATCACGTTTCACTACAACGACATGATAGACACGTTTGGCCGAAAACTCATGACCGGCGATGTGCTGGAACTGCCCAACCTGCGAGATTTTCATCCGCTGAATCCTAACTTGCCGCGAGCTTTGCCCAAGTATTATGTGATACAAGACGCTGCTTTTGCCAGCGAGGGATTTAGTCAAACATGGTTGCCTCACTTGTGGCGTGTCAAAGCCACCCCGCTCACAGACGCACAAGAATACAATTCAATCACAGACAAGCCAATGGTGCAAGAAAACATCTGGGACAACGGAAACTTTTATCCCACTGGCACTGTGGTCAACTATGGCGATGTGTATTATCAGGCCACTCAGAACGTACCTGCTGGCACAAACATAACCAATACCAACTTTTGGACTGTGTACACTCCTGACACCATCAGTGATATACAAGGCACCAGACAGAAAGACTACGAAATCAACGATGCTATCTTGGTCCAGGCCGACGTTGAGGTTCCGTTGTCAGGCTATGATCCCACAAAGTTTTATATTTTGCCTACCAATGAGCTGCAGCCTGCTAATCCTGAAGGGCTCACAGCAGATAATACAACCACAGTAGACGGCACACAAGGCGGCATGAACGTTACTCCCAAAAGTGACGGGTACACTGTGGGTTATCTCACCGGCGATGGTATTGCACCCAATGGATTGCCTGTTACTCCTGGTGTGAGTTTTCCACTCAGTCCTGTGGCCGGCGACTACTGCTTACGGCTGGATTACAGGCCCAATAGACTGTTCCGTTATGACGGAGCACGTTGGATCAAGATTGAAGACAAGGTTCGCACTGATCTCAACAACGGCCCAGACAACAAAACACTGCGTAGTAGTTTTGTCAACAACGACACCACAGTCAACACCACAGACCGAGGCGCTATTCCAAGTCGTCAGAGTCTCAGTGAAATTCTTAAACCTCGCGCCGACAACGGCGGTTAAGGAGAATCAAAATTCAAAGTTATTTTTATGACGAACAAATACGTCGATTCCTGTTACAGTTTACACGAATCTTTTCAGGGTTCCAAATTGAATACGGACGCGACGACGCTGATCCCAATGCTGCCGCACTGTTGCGTGTGCCCATCCGCTACGGAGATTCTAGTCGTCAGGCACAGACCATACTGCAAGAAAACTCAGCCAGCAGTTTGCCATCTACTCCACTGATGACATTTTACATTGCGGCACTGAACTATGATCGTCCCAGAATGCAAGAACCTTACTTTGTAAGCAAGGTCAATGTGCGCCAACGTACCTACGATACCGAAACTGAAACTTATGAAACCACTCAAGGCAATGCGTTTACCATAGAACGTCTGATGCCTGTGCCGTATGCGCTGACCTTGAACCTGGATGTTTGGACCAGCAACACCAATCAAAAGTTACAGTTGGTGGAACAAATACTGACCTTGTTCAATCCCAGTTTGGAAATACAAAGCACTGACAACTTTCTTGACTGGACCAGTTTGAGTGTGGTTGAACTAGAAAGTGTAAACTGGAGCAGTCGAACTATCCCTGTGGGCACAGAAAATCCCATTGACATTGCCACACTGAGATTCAATTTGCCAATTTGGATCAGTCCACCTGCCAGGGTCAAGAAACTGGGCGTGGTTGAACGAATTGTGGCCAGCATGTACGATGCACAAGGCGACTTGATCAACGCCATTACCAACAACGATTTGTTGCTGGGCACACGTCAGGTAATCACACCCTACAACTATGCCACTGTGCTGATTGGCAACAAACTACAGTGTTTGCAGCAACAGTACCTGGCTGCAGAGCCTGACAACGACAGTTTGCAAGAAACTGTGATTGTGCCCGACAGCAACTTGATGTGGCCTGCTGTGATCAGCTTGTACGGTGCTCTACGTCCAGGCATCAGTCAAATCAGACTGGAACAACCTGATGAATCAGAAGTTGTGGGCACTATTGTGGTAGATCCCAACGATGAAAGATTCTTGCTGGTAGACATAGACGTTGACACTGTGCCACAAAACACATTGCCGCCCATTGATGCCATTATCAATCCGCAGGCCACTGGGCCCAGAACCGAAGACTCTTCCATAGCTGGTGTCAGGTATTTGTTGACTGAACCTACTGGCAACGGTGAAAATATTGGGCCAGCTTCGGCCTGGGTTGGCGAAAATGGGCGACCACTGATAGCCGAAGCCAACGACATAGTTGAATACATGGCATCTGGTTTTTGGCGTGTGGTGTTCAATGCATCATCACAATCTGCCAGCCAGTATGTGACCAACATAACTACAGGTACACAATATTACTGGACTGGACAAGAATGGATCAAAAGCTATCAAGGAGTGTACCCCGGGGGAAAATGGAGACTGGTTCTGTAAGAGCTGTGGGCGTTTGGTTTCGCAGTGCTGACACTGGACGCTATCTCTATTTGTTGCGCAACGATGCCAAACACCCTGGCTCTTGGGGCTTGCCTGGTGGCAAGGTAGAGCCCAGCGAAACGTTGTTGGGCGGTATGGAACGCGAATGTGTGGAAGAACTGGGATTTTTTCCTGACTATCAACATCTTGTGCCGTTGGAAAAATTCACCAGCGCCGACAGTCAATTTGAATACAATACCTGGGTGTGCAGTGTGGCCACAGAATTCACTCCAACATTGAATCACGAACACCTTGGCTATGCCTGGATTGATCGCGGGCACTGGCCAAGGCCCATGCATCCTGGGCTGTGGAACACTGTGAATGTTGAAGCTGTGCAAGGCAAGATAGACACTGTGGAGCGTTATCTTGCCTCTTTGGCCGTTTAGGCCTGGCTTTCAAAGTACTGCAACTGAATTTCAGACACAGGATTGGTAGCCGTTACCAATGCAGTGAGCTGAATTGCCAGCAGTTCAGGACCGTTGGGGTAAACACCTTGCCCTGGAACAGCACTGGTCCCTACCTGTTTCACTGAACTCAGATCCAGTGTGCCCGAGTTGGTGGTACTGATTGGGATAGCAAACAGTCGTTCGCCACCGTTCAATTCACTGGTAATAGCAGCAACTGTGAGGTTTAGATCGTTGGCAGGTGTTGATCCTCCAATGACGTTGCCTAAAATTCTCAAGGTATCCGCAACAGCATATCCTGTGCCGGGATTCTGCACAGTGATTTGCACAGTGTTGTTGTTGTAAGTTGTGCCTGTTCGTGTCAACTGCACAGTGATGTTGGCACCCGATCCTGAACTGGATATCACACCTGGAGTCAAGTTTGCAAATGTTCTAGTGGTAGAAAACGTTGGTTTTGTACCTGATTCAATAAGGCCACCTTCTGTGCCAAATGGAGATCCTGTAAGGCCACCAGTGCTTTCGTCGGTGTAGGTAGGAGCAGTAGAAAATTCACACAGGCTGGGCTGAAAGCCACCGCCCAGGTTGTTGATGCCAGCCCAGGCAGTGTTGGCAGCATCAATGTTGCTGGGGTTCAAGATACCTTCTACCAAATAACGACCGGCTGTGATGTTTATGATCATGTTTTTCATGGTAACTTGAGCACGGTTGATTAGGTCACGATCGCCTAGCTCTCCAATCAGGCCATTGCTGACACTGGGGCTTAGTCGCATACAAAATGCCACTTGCTTCTGTCCAATAGTTGCCGGCAAACCGTAGTTCACGCGGTTGAATGTGAACTGATAGCCTTCGTCACCATCAAAGTTGCCGTCCATGATCACTGAACTACCCCAGTGATTTACCAGTGGCGTACAAGTATTTGAGATCAAAATAACACCAGTGTTGGCAGCATGGCTGGCGGCTGCCGAGCTGGTAAAACTGCGGTTAGCGCCTTCTACCCATTGCGAAAATGTTGCTGCTCGTGTGCAACCAGTCAAATTGTTGCCAGTCTTGCCCGAGTACTTGACGATTTCGCTGTCGATCATCACGTACACAGGATATGTCACACTGGCTGCAGGATAGTCGGTGGCATCAACCAAAGTAATAGTGGACTGGCTGCTGTCGATGGCACTGGCCAATCTGTTTACCGGTGTTTCGTTGATGGCTTCATATCGTGCAGGCAAATTGCCTGAACGCATGTATGCTTCGTTGTTGATGTTGTTGTTGGGACGACGATGTGCTGGAATCATAACACCATCTTGCCCTCGAGCCATCCACTGCACATAGCCT